TTCCACGTTGTTCTGGTACAGCTTGTAGTTCCCTGCGCCAGCGTAGCACTTGGAGCATATAGAGCCTTCGATCTGCGCCATACGGTATCCGGTGACACATGCCACAATTGGCAAGCTGTAGCTCTTACACGGCATTTTTGTGGTCTGCGTGATCGAACCACAGACGACAGCGGCCGCTGACTTTGTCATTGAGACAATGGGAATGATTTTCATGGTGAATTGTCCTAACAGTGACATGGGAAGATTCCCGCTAGACGCACTCGATGGAATGCGCCTAACGTGACGCTTACATTGTCAGGAAAGGAACATCATTGAAGATGGACTCACCGCTATCGACGTAGGACACAAAGGCACAGACACATGCGCCATCAAGGTCATATCGCGAAGTGTCAAAGTCACCATAGACCTTGCGCCACCCTGCGCCTTGAGACTTGGCAAGCTGAGTGATAGCGCCCCGTGGTGAAGATGCTTTGATGCGATATTCACGCTTCCATGTGTAGTTAGCTTCACCACCGAACGTGTCTGTGATTGCAATATGAAAAGTTGACTGTTTACGCATGATGGATTTTCCTTAGGGTTAGTCAAACAGACGGTCAACGACCACATTGAATGTGCGACCATCAACGTGATTGACTGATACACGACACACTGAGGGGACAACCTCAGCGGGTGCAATGCGTTGGATGTTAGTGAGTGCAAAGTGACGCACCTCATCAGCGCTGTCAGCTTCAACAGTGAAGCTGTCAAGCCATGACTTGCCTGCAGTGCCGCAATCGACCTGCGAGAATTGATGATCAGAATATTTCACGTTTACTCCTAGAGGGTTGAAGGGTTGACCCACAGATACATGCAATCTGCGTGCCAACCGTAATACTATCCATTACAGCCTACTTTTCCTAGGTTAGTACCTACTTCTGACAATTCTTGTCACATTAAGTGTGACAGTTCTTGGCACTGTGACAATCTTTGTCACTGGGTGTTAGTGATCACTTCGCTCCTATGCTGCAGCGCACAACCAGGGAATCCCTCGATGCAGGACTCGGGGTGCCGGGTGTGGCGGGGGCCAGGGCCGAGCGACCGGCTGAGTGGCTTGGGCTACACAGGGAACCAATTTTTCATTTTTCCTAAAACCAGATCAAAGAATCCTTTACAGATTAAAATTTTTCATTTTCCTAAAACCAGATCAAGGAATCCTTTACAGACCCAATTTTTTATTTTTCAATTTTGTCTATGTCAAAGAATCCTTGATCCCAAGTTCCACGTGAAACTCTGTGTTACCCTATGGACACTCACTTTCGAGGCACCGCCTGATGATTCAGACAATGACCCAGGAAACACCCCCATGGCTGGCACAGTTGGTGCAGATACCCACTCAGTCGGACCCGCAGTTCCCATCCCCCGCTGAGATCGCTCGTATCAAGCAGCAGGACCAACTCGACACATTCGAGGCTCTATTCGAGCCTGCTATCGACGCTCTCAGTGGTGGCACCAGCATCACCAAGTTCCTCTCGATGGACCATCGCCAGCCTCACCCTGGTCAGTTCATGAGGTGGCTCAAGGCAGACCCTGACAGATACCGTCAGTACCTCTACGCCCGTGACATCGCAGCGGAACTGATCTCCAACGACATCATTGGCATAGCCGATGGTACGGACAACCCACTGGAGGACGTGGCGCGCTCCAAACTGCGAGTGGACGCTCGTAAGGTGATGATGTCCTTTGACAACAAGGAGCGGTTTACGACAACGACAAAAATTGACGTCTCTTCCCATCAGACCATCGACGTTACCGCAGCCATGGCACCGGCGCTCAGTCGGGCCAAGGAGATGCAGCGACTGGCGAGGGAGCGGATGGCGATGGACGGGACCATCAGTGATGTGGTCCCAAGAAGGGTTCTGGAGGACATGGCAGACCCTGACCCCACAGACCCTGATGGCGCTGGTGAGGACGACTGATGGCCAAGACCCTCACCATGACCCCCAAGGGGGAGCAGGACCTGATGCAGCAGGTCTGGTCCCCGCTGATCGCCAACAACCCCCTGTTCTTCGTCATGACCATGTTCCCGTGGGGTGAGGAGGGGACACCGCTGGAGCACTTCACGGGACCGAGGGAGTGGCAGCAGCGGGTGCTGATAGAGATTGGCGACCACATCGCGGGTAACGAGGGCAGGATCGACTTTGAGGCTCTCAGGCTGGCGATAGCCTCGGGACGCGGCATCGGTAAGAGCGCGCTGGTGGCGTGGATCATCTTATGGATGCTGTCAACAAGGGTGGGGTCATCTGTCATCGTGAGTGCGAACAGCGAGAACCAGTTACGCAGCGTCACATGGGCTGAGTTGATGAAGTGGGTCACGCTCTCCAAGAACAGCCACTGGTGGGAGACAAGCGCTACCAAACTCATGCCAGCAGCGTGGATGACCGAGATCGTGGAGCGTGACCTGAAGATTGGCACCCGGTACTGGGCGGCAGAGGGGAAGCTGTGGTCAGCGGAGAACCCTGATGGCTACGCTGGCCCGCACAACATGCTCGGGATGTGCGTGATATTCGACGAAGCGGCGTCCATACCCGATGGCATCTGGTCGGTGGCAGCGGGGTTTTTCACGGAGAACACACCCAACAGGTTCTGGTTCGCGTTCAGTAACCCACGGCGTAACAGCGGGTACTTTTTTCAGTGCTTCGGCTCCAAGAGGGACTTCTGGAACACCAGACAGATTGATGCCCGGACCGTGGAGGGCACGGACAAGGCACTCTACAACCAGATCATTGCTGAGTTTGGCGAGGACTCGTATCAGGCCCGTGTGGAGGTCTACGGCGAGTTCCCCCTGGACGAGGAGGGTAGCTTCATCGCACCGACCCTGGTGCAGCAGGCGTTTGCCCGTAAGCCCCATGACGACCCCTCGGCACCGATCACGATGGGGGTGGACCCTGCACGCTCGGGCAACGACTCCACGGTGATCGCCATCAGACAAGGCAGGGACATCATCGCCATCGAGAGGCACAGTGGTGACGACACCATGACCTCGGTGGGCAACGTGATCGACGCGATACAGAGGCACAAGCCCACGCTGGTATGCATCGACGAGGGTGGAGTGGGTGCTGGCATCTACGACAGGCTGATCGAGCAGCGTTATCGTGTTCGCGGGGTGAACTTCGGATGGAAGCCGAAGAACCCCAAGGCACACTTGAACAAGAGGGCTGAGATATGGTGCGCCATGCGGGAGTGGCTCAAGACAGCCTCGATCAAGACCGGGGATAAGCGCCTGCTGAGTGACCTGACAGGAGTCCGGGTCATGTTCACCAGCACAGGTGCCATACAACTTGAATCCAAGAAGGACATGAAGGCCCGTGGACTGCCCAGCCCGGACATTGGGGACGCCATAGCGCTCACTTTTGCCTACCCTGTGGCGTCGAAAGGTGAGTTTTCTCCCAAAACAGCGCCGAAACGGGTACATTACGAGGCAAGAACATCCGCCAGTGGCTGGATGGGTCACTAAGGGCAATAAACAATGGCTGATATTGCGAACTCTCTCGTCTCTCAGCCTCGTCAGATGACCGGGGTGAACAGGCTTGTGGACATGGTTGCCCAACGGCTACCGCCCAGCGCATTTCCTACATCAGGTCGTACTTTCCTTGAGACTGCCCAAGGGGACCGCAGTCCCATCACAGAGAAACACTTCAACTCTGACGAACTGGAAGCACTTCGAACCCTCATCACGCTCAAAGGTGGTGGGTCTGGGAGTGTCCAGTACAAGGACTATGAACTGCTTGCCAATGCGATGCGTAAGAAGGGGCAACTCCCTGCGTCCATGTCTCCATCACTATTTTCGATGGGTGACCCACTGGGGAATCTTCAGACAACCCTTGGTCGATTCAACTACGAACTGGACAAAGAGGGTAACATCCGGGTGTTTGACTCGTATGACTTCAACCCTCCGAGTGAAGGTGCGAAGCCGAATGGAGAGGTCACAGCGATGTCTGGTCCCTATGCATGGATTCGCAACTATGCCGGTGAAAGAATCCCTCCCGGCATGGGCAGAAGTGTTCAAATTAACCTGAGTGCCCGATAAATGGCGACACCATCGCAGGCTGACCAGGAGATTCTGTCCATAGCCCGGCGTAGGCTGGACATGGCGATCGCGGCTTACTCTGATAGTAGGTCTGATGAACTTGACGACCTCAAGTTCGCAGCAGGCAGCCCGGACAACTTCTGGCAGTGGCCTGCTGACGTTCTGTCCACCCGTGGCTCGGTCCAGGGG